ACGCCGCCCGGGCCGCCGCCCCCGCCGCCGTGCACGGTGATCCCGTCGCCGATCCGCTCGATCCTGACCGTGGAGGCGGCGTGCTGCTGGATCGGGGTGGAGGCCGCCGCGTGCATGCCGGCCTCGATCCGAGGCGCCGCGGCGTGCAGGTTGTCCACGAGCTCCTTCTGCAGCCGCCCGGAGGCGCGGTTCAGACGCCGCGCGGCCGCGGTGAAGCTGCTGGCGTCAACCCTCGCCGTCATCGTCGTCCCCTCTGGGCGGTCTCTTGTCCCGCAGGATGCCCAGCATGGTGAGCAGCACCTCGTCGTCCTGCTCATCCAGCACCGAGACCGCGATACCGGTCCTGATGCTCAGCGCGCACATCAGGTACGACCAGGAACCTTGCGGGTACCCGCCTTCTTGGCGGGCACCGTAGGGACCTCCTCGTCGCGGACCCCCTGGACCGAGGTGCACGCCGCATCGAACGCCTCGAACTCCGCATAGGCGCCGTTGATCGCACCGGTGCGCTTGGCCGCCGACCACCCCAGCCAGGTCAGCATCGTGACGCTCATCGGCTCGTCGAGGGACGACTTGCGGTTCGCCTTCTCCCAAGCCCGCAGGTCGATCGCGCTGTACTCGGTCACGACCTCGGTGCCGTCCGCCAGCTCGATGCGCAGCTTCTGTCTGAGGCTCATTCCGTGGTTCTCCTCGGTCTCGGCTTCCTCGGTGTCGGTTTCCTCGGTGTCCGCCTCTTCGGCTTTGCACTGACGGCCCCGTCCACCTCACCGGCGGTGGCTGTGGCGGAGGGGGCTTGCGCCGCCAGTGCGATCAAGGGCCGTCGGTGACGGCACCGACGACGTCGAGGGTGGTGTCGAAGGCCAGGGCCGCGCCGGCGTCGCCGCCGAAGGGGACGTCGGAGATCGGCACGGCCTTGCCGGTCCTGGTCGCCGTCCCGATCGTGAGCACGAAGTCGATCTCGGCGGCCAGCTGGTTGCCCTGGGCGTCCTGCGCCGTGTAGGCGGTGTGCAGGATGTCGCAGACCGCGTCGTAGGCCTCCACAACCGGAGGGCCGGGGGCCCCCGCAGCGGTGTAGCCCCAGTCCTGGAACCCGCCGATCTCCAGCGTGTAGTTGGGGATCGCGCTGGTCTGGGTGCCGCAGAACGTGGTCAGTTCCTCGGTGTCGGGGTTGTCGACGAGTGCGGCGCGGGTCAGCGCGCACTGCACCGTCTTGGCGCCCAGCGTGAGCGTGAGCGTCTTGTGCGTCTTGATCGTCATGTGGTTCGGCCTCCTTCTAGGCCCTGATGCGGATGTTGAGCTGGTACGCGGGCAGCTCCTGCCCATTCACCGCGACACCGGGCAGGGGTCGGGCGTCCAGAGGTTCCACCGAAAGGACCCAGGTGCTCTCAGGCACGTCCTGCCCCACAGCGGTCACGACGTCCAGCAGCAGCTTCGACATCTCGGCTTGGGCGGCGCGCTCGCTCGAGCGCGCCGTGATCAGGGTCACCGGGAACAGCCAGACGGCCCGGCAGAAGCCGCCGGACGTGTCGGCGAAGTCGATGCTCGGCTGCCCGATCACCGCCGCCGGCACTCGGACGCCGTCCGCCACGTAGGGGTAGACCCTCAGGCCTTCGACGGAGTCGATGAGCCCGTGCAGGACGCCCGCGACGTCCGTGGTCTGCGCCGCGGTGGCGCCCATCAGGCCACCACCTGGGTCAGGTGCGGGCCCTCGAGGTGCTCGACGTCGCCGTCGTAGGACGGCAGCCGGGCGGAGACGAAGTCCCCGCCGGCCCCGGCCAGACCGACGACCCCTTCGGGGCTGTTGGGCCGGGCCGCGAGGCGCTGCGCCCGCAGGAACACCGCCTCGCGCAGGTCCGGCACGTAGTCCGCCTCGCCGCTGCCGTCCACCGGGTACGTCACGACCTTGGCCTGGGCCGCCAGCGCCGAGCTCAGCGACTCCTGCAGGACGACGTCCTCAGCCGTATCAGCAGCCGGCAGCTTGAGCCACGCCTTGAGTTCCTCGAGGGTGGGAGCGGCGGTCATGTCACGCGCCCGCGGTGGCCTTGCAGAGGGCGGCAGGACGGGTGACGACCGTCTTCGACCGCTGCTCAGCGAGGGCGTCGAGGATGTTCAGGGCGAAGTTCCCGTCGTGGCTGTCGGTCATGTACAGCTGCACGTTGGAGCGCCGGTAGTGCTGCACGCCTGCCTTGAAGTCCCCGACGATCACGGTGCCCTTGGTCGCGCTCGGGTCGACCACGGGGGTCATTCCGAAGTACGGGTCGCCCCGGAACTGGTTGAACGACGCGAGGTCCAGGTCGACCAGGTCGTCGGAGTGGATCAGGAACGCGTTCGGGACGAAACCCGCCGCCTCGACCACGGCCTTGCCGGCCCGGATCGCACCGGCGATGCCCTTGCCCGCCGGTCCGGTCTTCGTCGGCAGCGTGGCAGCGGCGAGCACGGCCTTGGCGTTGGCCTCGGCCTTGACCGTCACGTCCCGCTGAAGTTCGCCGTTGATGTACGACACGACCGCGGGGCCGTCCTCGGCGAGCTGCCGCGTGAAGCTGGTGCGACCGGCGATGTTCTCCAGCGATGCGGGAACCACGGTGGGCTCCCACTCGACCTCCGGCTTGCCGAGCCCCTCGCCCACGACCGCAGCCCCACCGGCCTTCTTCGCCCAGGTGATGTAGTCGATGGAGTTCGAGCTGACCGGGATCACCGAGGTGAGCGGGATCAGCAGCGGAGGCAGGGGCGTCGGGGTCAGGTTCACGATCGGGTTCGACGGAAGGGCCGCGTCCATCGACGCGAGGCTGTGCGGCAGGGCACGGACCTCGATGTCGAACTTGCTGGACGTGCCGCGCAGGCTGCGGCTCTGGTACTCCGCGAAGGCATCGGAAGCGACGAACTGCTCACCCCAGGTCAGCGGGGTCTCACCGCGCTGCTCCGGGACCTGCGGGGCGCGCGAGAGGCGACCGTCGAGGGCGTCCGCTGCGGTCTGGGCCTCCAGCAGGCCGGCGAGCCGGGCCACCTGGGTGTCAAGGGTCTGCGCCCGCGTCTCCAGCTCCTTGAAGCTGGCGTCCTCGGGGTCGAACCCCTCGGCCGCGGCCATCGCGATCGCGGCGTCGCGGGCGGTGTCACGCACGGAACGCAACTCGTCGAGCTGCTGAAGCACGGGGTTCCTGAGCCTGCTCATGGCGTCCTCCTGGGGCGCTCGGTGTCGGGGTTGCACACATCGAGCGGGGGAGGTCCGCAAGCCGTCCTTGTGAGGTGCCGGGGGACCGGGCGAACCGGGATAGCCGGGGTTCCCACGACGGGGGGCAAGACCGCTAACCGCCTGTGCAGCGTACGTCGGCTCAGTGCGCCAGGGCACGCAGGCGCGCGAGCCGCTCGTCACGGGACTTGTCGGCACCCTCGTCGCGGGCCGAGACCACCAGCGAGCCGGAGCCGGCCTCGCCGTAGACGCCGTGGCTGCACAGCGCCGCACCGAGCAGGTGGCCGCGGGAGTGCGTGACGTGCAGGCCGTCCGGTGCCCGGCGCACCTTCATCGCCTCGCGGATCGTGCGGAACTCCACGGAGCACTCCGTCACGATCTTCTCCACGACCAGCGTCCGGGCCTCCTGGGAGTTCAGCGAGCTGGAGAACCGCATCGTGGCATAGGCGCCATCCGGGAGGTCTTCGACCACGGTGGCGCAGCCGACGACCGGGCCGTTGTGCTCGTTCCACAGCTTGCACCGGCCGGGGGCCCTGGTCGCGGCCTCGAAGCTGCGGGCCTCGAACTGCTCCCACAGGCTCAGGCCGAGCCGGGCCTCCTGGTTGTAGGGCACCAGCCGTAGCCGGACCTCCCCGGCGTCGTCGGCGACGTCGACGACCTCCGCCGAGCGCCACTGCACGACCTCGAACCGCTTCGGCAGCTCGATCGCCTGGGCGGTCACTTCTTGTCCTTGGCGGTCGCGGCCGCGGCCGCCGTCGGCTCGGGCTCGGGCTCGGGCTCGGGCTCGCCGTAGTCGAACCTCTTCTTCGAGACGGACGGGGGTTTCACGCCCTTGAACTGACGTCGGACCTTGGGCATTACGCTGCTCCGCTCTGGTCGGGTACTGCCTGGAGGGGCGGACTGGGCTGCGGTTGGGGCTGGACGACGGGGGCGATCGGGTCCTTCTGGAACGCGGAGACGTCGACCTGGACGAGCTGTGACAGCGGGGCCAGGGCGGACAGCGCGTCCTCGAGCTCGCTGATCCACGGGGCCAGGCCGAACGCGCGCAGCCGGTCCCACGTGTCGCCCACGTTCACGTAGGTGGAGGAGTTCGAGAGGCTGACGCCGAGGACCTCCGGGGGCAGGCCGAACGCCATCGCGACGTCCCCGATGCCCATCCGCTTGATCGCGACCGCTTCGGCGTCGACCGGGGAGAAGCTGATCGGGTGGAACTCGGTGGTCGAGTTCAGAACGGCGATGGACCGGCGGTCGCCGCCGTGCGCCTCCATCCACTTTCGCTTCAGCTCGTCGGCCTGGGTCTGCTGAAGACCCGGCTGGAGGGCTCGGAGATAGCCCGCCGGGACGCCGCTGCGGAAGGTGCCTGCCGTGTAGGAGTCGATCGAGGACGCCATCTCGAACGCGGCCGGCGACAGCCCGAACACCCCCAGCACGGTGCCGTCCTCCAGGACCGGGGACAGCGGGTTACGCATCACGCAGATGCGGTACTCGGTCTCGGCAGCACCGATGAAGGCGCTGCCTTCGCGGTTGAACTCGACGGAGTCGTTGCCGACGCCCAGCACCCAGTTGCCTTTGGTGTTGATCGACAGCGCGCCGGGATGGACCTGGCGCATCGTGCCGGCGACCGGCTCACCGGTGCTGGAGGGGTTGAAGACGAACGCGCCCATGCCGTACCAGATGCAGCAGCGGATCACCTCGCGGAAGAAGCCGGAGCGGGTCAGGCGCCGGGCATGCGGGAACGCGGCCAGGC